ACAGGACCCTGCGAAGTACGCTCCGAGCCCATGCCCGCAGACGCGAGAGGAGCGACTTGTCCTTGCCGAGCATTTTAGCGATGCGCCTCAAGTCGACCTCGGCCGGCTTATCGTCCTCGCCGAGTGTGTCGGCGATGCGCTCTAGCGAGTCCGCGATCCGGGCAAGGTTGGTGTAACGGTCCTGTTCGGCGTTAGTGCGTCGCAGGAGACGCAGCTGAACCTCTTCCGGCAGGTCTTCCCCACTGTACTTCTGACTGCTCATATCGCCCCTATCTGAACCTCAAGCCGGGCGCCAAAGTAGGGCAGGCCGGCGTACTCGAGCCTGTTGTAGTTTCCGACTGAGATTGTCTCGGCGAAATGCACTACCCCGCCGAGGGTGGGATCGGCCCGGAGGGCGTTAGCGATGCTGCTCGCGCTGACCCCAGAGCCGGAGCCAAGGTAGGCGTCGAGCGCCCTTTGTACCTTCTCGTTCGGCCCGGCGTCGGAGATGATCAGCAGGACTCTCAAGTTCACCGAGAACGCGCCGTCCATGGTCAATCCGTAGGTGACGAACGGCTGGCCCGGCAGGATCACCGCTACGGGAGGGGAAATCTGGTCCTTCGCCTCGGCCAGCGTGCGCATCCCGGTCACGGTGGTGATCTGGTTCGCGAGCGCCACGCGGATCGCGCTTACGTCGGCCACGATAGCACCCGCACGATGAGATCTCCGTAAACGCAATGCCGCACCGGCTCCACCAGCTCGATCCGGTAGATGTTCCGCACCGCGATGTGGCCGTCGGTGTACCAGTACTCGTCCTTAACAAAGAACCCCTGACTTGGAAGCGGAGGGTCGCAGTACCAGTCCGTCCGGTAGCCGCCGTAATGCTCGGATAGACGGAGCTCAGGCTCCAGGGCGATCATGCTGGCATCCTAGCAAGTCCCGGTGCGCTTCATGAGCTTCCTGCAGATGTTTGACGGTGGTTTTCTTCGGCGCGCAGGTCACCTCGCGGAAGTGCTTCCCGCAGATCAGGTACTGGCCGCCCGCTACGTGGTGACGGCCGATACGCCAGCAGTGCGTGGTGTGGCAGTTGAACCGGCGGCCGACCACGACGACCCCGCCGAGCAGCGTCACCTCGGCGATGTCCGAGCCGAACCCGGAGAAGAACCCGTAGTAGGGACCGGGCTCGTTGACCGTGCCGGTGTGCACCTGCAGCCAGTAGCCGAGGTGAAAGTGCATCGTGTTCCACAGGTAGATCCCGTACGCCAGCGCCCCGAGGACGGCGAGGATGATCGTCGCCGGACCCCGCCTCACCGCAGCCACTCCAACGCCCAGGCCTCTTCGGGAGTGCCCTCGAACGGCATGACCCGGCCCCAGCTGACCATGCCGCGGGAGGTGGACACCACGGCGTGCCCAGCGTGCTGCAGCCTCACCCCCACGACCAGCCCGGCCACGATCACGTCGCTGTCGGTCCGCGTGAAGGTAGAAAGGTACGCCTTGCTAGCGGCGCCGAAGCAACTCCGGTGGCTCTGGATAGTCTCGAGCACCGCCTCGATGCTCGCGCCGTCGTCGCCGCCGGCCATGTTGTGCAGGCTCATGATGTCTTCGTCGGTCATCCGCAGGCCGGTGTAGGCCAGCAGGTGGTTGGCGACCGCGGCGGCGGCGCAGGTGGGGGCGACGTCATTGCACGCCATCAGCCACGACCAGCCGGGGAGTGGGTCGGCCTCCATCCGGAAGTCGGCGTCGGTGATTATCGCCGTGCGCTTTGTAGGCTTCACCGGGTTTACCTTGCCCCGCCGCCGGTGGTTGGCGGTCGTGGCGGTGCGCTTGGCGTTCATGGCCTGGCGCGTTCTCGGATTCTTCCTGGCCTTGGCCTGCGCCGCCCGGCCCCCCGCCGCGAACGCCTTCCCGGCCTTGACCTGAGCTGGGGATCTCGGGCTCATTTCCGGGGCCGCGGCTTCGCACTCGAGACGTTGACGATCGGGATGATCTGGAAGGCGTTCAGCGTGGTGAGAACTCGCATCAGACCCCCACCAGCCTTTCCGGAGCGTATACGCGAATCCATTCGATCGCCCATGCGGTCTTGTCCTCTACCCGCTGACCAGGGGGCTGAGACGTGCTCCACAGCTCTAGGTTAGCTGGTCGGTTGTCAGCGCGCACGCCGTTCCTATGATGAACCTCTTCGCGAGGCAGTAGACTGCGGCCGAGCATCTGCTCCATCACGTGCCTGTGTTCTTTTTTCGCCTTGCCGTTTACACTGATAACTCTGTAACCAGCAGCATCGATGGTTCCAGTCCCGTCCTTGACCTTCATGGGTCTGATGGGCTTCTCGAGGGCTTCTCCTCGGATACCCCGGTTCCACCGAGCCCGATGAGGTAGGCACATACCCCAGCTATCTATCGGTCTATTGCAGTCCCCCACAGTGCAGAACCTACGACCCTTTTCTTGATACAGACGTACCGGAGGGTTGTCCATATCTTTGCCTGCTCTGAGACGCTGGTAGTGCGCAGAGCAGTAATCCAGGGTCTTGAGGTCGTCGCGGGGACAGTTCGGGTGTATGCACATACCCCATAGCATACTTGCTTAACCTGTAAACATCCAACCTTGAACTTCACGTTGATAAAGGGCCGGAGCATCTCCACCACCCAGGGATTAGTCTGGACCTTGATCACACCGTAATCAGCCACCCCGGCAACGCCCAGCGGTGCGTCCTTTTCCTTGAACCACTGCGCGGCCAGCACCAGCGTTGCCTGGGATACCGGGGGAGGCACCGACGGCCAGCCCCACGTTCCGACGATCTGCACCCGGTCGCGGTGCGCGTACGGGTAGAGGAACGGGAACCACTTGCCGGACTGGACGACCTGCGCCTTCTTGAACGGTCGCTGCACCCCGGCCGCGTTCAGGTTGTAGCGGTCCTCGCCCTGGTAGAGCTGGTAGTCAGGTCCTTGCACCCAGGACTGGTCAAAGGTGCCGTTGCCGGTCGTGTCGACGTTGAACGCGCTGACTGAGATCAGCGGGTCGATGTTCACCACCAGCAGGCTGTGCGGCACAAAAGTTCTTGTTTCGGTAATCCGGTAGAAGTGCTGGCCGCAGTACTCGTTGATCCACGAGCTAGCCGCCTGGATCGCCTGCTCGGCTGCGTAGTCGTCCGTGTGATCGGCGAGGCCGAGGCGGTCCTTCAATTCCTCGAGCCCGCAATACAGATTGGGGGAAGGCGGGGCGAACACCCGGAAGGTGCCGGGCGCCACGTTGTCGACTACCTGCGTGCCGGTTCCAACCCATTCGAACGACCACATGCCGTCGATGTTCGCGACGTTGGGGAAGCACGACACGGAAAGGGCGTAGTTGCCGATCAGCGGCTTGGTGATGTCGGACGGCGAGGCGCCCAGGTAAGTGTGAGTGATCGCGTTGCCGGACGGGTCGGTCACGATGCAGCTGATCGTGGTAGGGTCGGCTGCGGCGCCGGCGCTGTTGTGGAAGACGTTGGTGAGGAAGGCGAGCTGATTAACATTGTCATACAGAACTGTCGCGGTCACTCTACGGCTCCTCTATACTGGAAGAGACTCCGGTAGTAAGACGGATAACTAGCCAAACCGACCAGCCGTGCCATCCCGCGCCAATACGTAACCCACCGCTCCACTCCGTACCGACTATCCATCCCACATCACGCTGCGCACTGTAGTGTCATGATGCCGCTCGCGTTCCACGTAACTGCAAACGTGCCCGCCACCGTGGTAACTCCAGAGCCGCCAAACCAGATCCCGAGGTACATCGCCGCCGGGCTTTGCGCAGCCGCATACAGGTAGGCGCCGAAAGCGCCGGTAATAGTGGTTGTGGCGACCGACACGTTGCTGGCTGAATATACCAGTGTTGACGGGCCTGGACCAGTATGACTGAAAGCCGGGGCGATCGAGGTGCTGCCCGCTCCCAAGGCTGAGAACGCAACTCCTCCTGAAGAAGTCCAGTTGCCAGCTGAGCTTACAACTTCGGCCGTACTCGTCCAGGTGGACGGGTCGGTGGTGCCGAAGAAGTCGGGGGTGGCTGAGTTGCTAGCCAGAGACATTTTGTTGGTCGTGGTAAGCCAGTTCACCGACGTGAGGGCGCCCTTCAGCAGGTCGCGCATCGTCGGGTAGAACAGACCCGATTCAGTCCAAGCCACAGCGTCACTCTTCCGTTCGCGGCACGTAGCCTTCGACGACCGCGTGCGCGGCCCGGACGGGAACTAGCTCGTCGGCGATCTCCTGCGCGGCGACAGCCTGCTCGGGGGTGTGCCGGGGATGACCCTCCATCGCCTCGTTGTACTCCTCGAGAATCACCTCGAGCCGACGGGATGCCCCGATGTGGCCGTACGCCGCGGCGAGCAGGGCCTCAGCGTTGCCGTTCCGCGGGAAGTCCTGGTACAGCGCCTTCTCGAAGATCGCCCTGCTCTGCTCGCTCATGGGAACACCGTCACATTCACAGTGTCCGGGTGAACCTCGGCATCCTGGCGGCATGACACTCCGCTACCCGGGTCAGAGTGCTCGGTGATCACGGTGCCGTTCTCGTCGGTGGTCGACTTGTACGGCTTGCCGGAGTCGGGGTGCGCGCGGCCGGACACCTCACGGTTCCGCGTTCGGCCCTTGGACAGGTAGCCGATGGATCGCATCTTCTCTTGCCACTCAGTAGCCACCGTAGATCCCTTCATACGGGAACCCGGCTCCGCAAGGCCACAGGCTGACACCATCAGCATAACGGAAGCGTCAGACTTTGACCCCCACGAACATGCCGCGAGCTTCCCCCTCGGCCGTCATGTCGTCGAGGTAGTCGAACTGCTCGAAGACCAGGTTGAACCCGACGTCGCGCATCGCCGCCATCAGGTCCTTTTTCGTCAGCCAGAACGACCGCTTGTTCTGCCACGATGACCACCGGGTGTTGCCCTCTTCGTACCAGTGGCCGCGGCGGCCCTCATGCTCGGCGTCCGGACGCGTCGAGTAGTGGGTCTGCAAGATCAGCAGCCGTCGCGTCGACTTGCCGAGCTGGTTCAGGAACGCCACCGGGTTGTCGAGGTGATAGAGCAACCCGCAGCAGAACACCGCGTCCCACACGCGCACGCCCATGATCTCGCGCACGTCCGCCTGGAAGAACTGGAGGAGATCGGGCATCGCCAGCTGCTCGGCGACGTACTTGCAGCACAGGTAGTTCTCGGTCCGAGCCTCGTACGCGAAAGTGCGGTAGCCCGCCCGTGCGAAGGCCGCGGCGTAACCTCCCTCCAGGCAGCCCAGGTCAGCGACCGTCGGCGGATACCCGCGAACTAGCTCGAGGTCCCGCAGCGCCGCCCGGCAGATGCCGTTCCTCGCGATGAGCTCGGTGCCCGGCAGTGTTTCCGAGCCGTCGGGTAGCTCGATGTTGTGAGCGGTGAAGGTGAGTGCGACGCCTGTTCTCATGACGTGCAGCTTACGGCACCGTCCAGGTTGCATTCGATCCGTCCGGCGGCCCGGTCACGCTCCCCGGGTTGGTCCAGCCGCCGCCAGGGGTAGTCTCCGCGCTCGCGTATCCGGGCGGCCCGGTGATGTCGGTGATCGCCGGGAACGCCGACACCACAGCGAGCAGCACGGCGGTCGCGGTGCCGCTGATCGTGCCGCTGGCGGTGACCGCCGGGAAGACCGCAACCGTTTGCAGCGTAAGCGGCGACACGGTGCCGTTGAGGACGCCGGCCTGCACGGCGGGGAAGGTCGGCACGATCGCCAGCAGCGAGGCCGTGGCCGTGGCGTTGACCACTCCGCTCGCGGTGACCGGCGGGAAGACCGCAACCGTTTGCAGCGTATCCGGTGTAGCCAGCCCGGTCTCGAACCCCGCCTGCACCGCCGGGAAGGTCGGCACGATCGCCAGCAGGGAAGCGGTCGCAGTGCCGTTGACCACCCCGCTCGCCGTAACCGGCGGGAACACGGGCACGATCGCGAGGGTGTCTCCCGGCGTAGCGTTGCCCGCCTCGAACCCGGCCTGCACCGCAGGGAACGTCGGCACGATCGCCAGCAGGGAGGCGGTCGCAGTGCCGTTGACCACCCCGCTGGCGGTGACGGGCGGGAACTGCGGCACCACGTTCAGGGAGTCGCCCGGCGTAGCGTTGCCGTTCAGGTTGGGCAGCCAGAGCACGGACAGGCCCACCGCGTCCACGTTGACGGTGGCACCATGATCGCTGACCTGGCCCGCGCCGAAGACCTGTAGCTGCAGTGTGGCCAGCTGGCTATAGCTCACCCCGGTGAACGCCACCAGGTCGAAGTTGCCCGGGGTAGTCGACATGCTGCCGGTGACCGAGGCGCCGATCTGCGCGCTGGTGCCGTCCCACAGCTGGTAGGTCGGAGGGCCGACGGACGCATCCGAGCCGTACTGGTAGATCTCGGCGATCACGCTCTCGATGATCGACCCGGCCGGAACCTGCGGGAACGAGCCGAACCCGGAGGTGATCAGGGCCGGGGAGGTGATCCCGGACGGATTGAACACCTGCTGGGCCTGCTGCGAGCGAGCGCCGCGGTGGTGGAATCGCTGGGCAGAGCCAGGGCGGCCGGGCCAGGAGACGGCGATGCTCTGGACGCCGCCGGTGAAGGTCAGGCCCTGCAGGTAGTCCGGCGCAGAGCCGATCGCGATGGCGAGCCCCGGGGTGAGGCCGATGCCAAGTCCGGTGCTCCAATCGGACGCCGCGCCGGTGCCGACTGCCAGGCCGGTCGTGAGCTCGATGCCAGGGCCGGGGGAAGCACCGGTGGAAGTGGCCAGGCCGCCGACGAGGGCGTATCCGGGCTGGAGCGCCGCGCCGGTCCCGGTGGCCAGACCCGGGGTGAGTCCGATGCCCGGCTGCTGAGCTGAGCCAATGCCAGTGGCCAGGCCGGTCGTCAACTCGATGCCGGGACCGGGGGAAGCGCCGACGGAAGTGGCCAGTCCCCCGGCGAGGGCATATCCGGGCTGGAGCGCCGCGCCGGTTCCGGTGGCCAGGCCGGTCGTGAGCCCTATCCCGGGCTGCGCGGCGGTGCCGGTCCCGGTGGCCAGGCCGGTCGTGAGCTCTACCCCGGGTCCGGCCGAAGCACCCGTCGAGGTCGCCAGTCCCCCAGCGAGGGCGTATCCGGGCTGCGCGGCGGCGCCCGTGCCCGAGGCGACCGAGCTGCCCAGCCCGACGCCGAGGCCGGTGCTCCAGTCGGCGGCCGAGCCGGTGCCGGTCGCCAGCCCGGCGTTGACCGATAGATTGCCTCCGCCGGGTACCGTGGCCGTCCAGATCGAGGTAATGCCGCCGCCGCCGTTGAACGACGACCGCTGCGTCCAGGTCAGACCTCGGGTATCGCTGATCGTCTCGGAGGTACCGGTGTTGTTCCCGGTGGCGAGCGCAACCAGGACCGCCCCGGCGGGGGGAGTGAAGGAAGTGGTCGTGACCACGTTCGACGCCGAGATGGCCACGGGCGGCGTGCTGGCGTCAATAGACGGGGTGGAACCGCCGGACGCCAGCACCTCGTACGCGGACCCGCACCGCTTGTTCGTGTTGGACGGCGCGGACGTGCCCAGCGTGATGCCGGTGCCGGAGCTGACAGAGCCGGAGTAGTAGCCGTCGGCGAACGCGTCATGCTGGATGCTGTTGTCTATCAGGGTGTTGTTCGTCGCGGCGGTGAACTCGCCCGAGCTCCCGCCGGTCTCGTCGTAGATGACCAGGCAGGGTAGCGAGTTGGTGCCGTTCGGAGTGAGAGGCCAGGTGAGGACGCCGCTGGTGACCTCGGCGCTGTTCTGCGCGCCGCCCCCCTCGTTTGCCCCGGTGAGAACGAGAATCTTGACGCTGGAGCCGTTGGTTCCCGGCACGGTCACGGTGACGGTTATCGAGGGGATGCTGAACACCGGCTGCGCCTGCTGCGAGCGAGCGCCGCGGTGGTGGAATCGCTGGGCTGTGCCGGGCCGTCCGGGCCAGGAGACGGCGATGCTGGAGACGACGCCGGTGAAAGTCAGGCCCTGCAGGTAGTCCGGCGCGGAGCCGATGCCGTTGGCGAGTCCGGGGGTGAGGCCGATAGCTGGTGGTGCGTTAGCGGCTCCGGTACCGCTGGCCAGACCCGGGATGATCGCCAGAACCAGGCCGTCGCCTACGTCCATCACCTGGCTGAGCCCGTTCGCCAGCCCGGGGGTAAGGCCGACCTTCAAGCCGTCCACGTTATCGAGCGCCTCAGCCGTCGCGGTGGCCAGTCCCGGGGTGAGCGCGAGGACGGTGCCGTCGGGGGTGTCCATCGCCTGGCCGACTGCGGTGGCCAGCCCGGCGGTGACGACCAGGGCCGGGGTGAATACCTGCTGCGCCTGCTGCTGGCTGTATCCGCGGTGGTGGAAGCGCTGAGTAATACCGGTGCGCCTGGCCCAGGAGACTCCCCCGCCGCCAGAGCCGCCGCCACCGGAAGGCAGGATCTCGACGCCGATCGTGCCGCTCCAGTCGTTGGAAGCCTGCGTCCAGGCGACCGTGGTGTTAGAGCCGCCGCCAGCGCTGGCCTGATCCTCCATCATGCCGTTGTCGGACGCGCTACCCGTGCCTATGTTCCGCTGCCAGCGCAGGTTAGCGGGCGATGTCGCCGTCCAGGAGCTAGGGCTTCCGGCCCCGCCGTCACAGGCGCCGACGACGCACATACCGCCAGTCGTGGTGCTCGTGATGGTCACACTGCTGTTACCGCCCGCGGCACTGTTGGAGAAGACTGTGCCGAAGCTGGCTGCGCCCGTATAGGAACACGACCCGGCGTACGAGGTGAAGCCGGTGACGGTGATCGTGTTAACCCCGGTGGGCAGGCTGCCGATCTTGCCCCATAGCGACACGCCGTCCGCTGCGGTGTTGCTGGCCTTGAAGCCGAGCTTAGTCAGCGCGACCCCGCCGTAGCTGACAGCGCTTACGGAGCCGTTGCTCGTTTCATGGGCGAGGACGACGAACGCGTTGCCGCCGGCGCTGTTAGTGTGCGACCAGCCGGAGAGAGTGCCGCTCCCTTGGGCGTCGAAGGCGACGGCCACAGGTCACCTCCCGCCGTCAGGATCGGGTCAGTCGCCCTCTCAGAACTGGGGGCCGATGACGACCCGCATGCTGGTCATGAAGTTGTAGGGAAGCGTGTAGGTGCCCAGGCCGCCGCCGTTGGCGAGGACGGAGAGCTCGTGCGCGTCGGCGAAGGCGTTCAGCAGATACTGGGCGTCCGTGGAGTTGGCGAGACCAGCCGCAACCAGGTCCCCGGCGTTGTACCCGGACAGCCAGAGGTAGTAGTCGTCTGCCGCCTGCAGCGCGAGCCGCAGCGACATGAGCCTGGCCTGCGCTCCTGTCGTGATGTTGCTCGCGGTGATCCCGCCGAACACTGCCATGCCGTTCCCCTTTAGTTGAGTCCCCAGATGAACATGTTGGTCATGGTCATAGTCAGGGAGGTGGTGGTTGCCGACCAGTAGGCCAGCGGCTCAACCCACACCGGAACCGACTGGCCCGTGTTGTACGTGACCGGGGTGGTGGACGACGCGCCCATCAGGTACGACGGCTGCGGCACGCTGGTAGTCAGGTTGTTCAGCCCCCAGAACAGCTGGCCAATCGACTGCAGCGCGCCCGAGGAACCGGTCGCAGTGCACGTGGTGAGCAGCCGGAAGTACCAGTTCAGGGTCAGCGACGCGACTGTGGTGAACGCTCCGGTGGAAGCCAGCGTGACGCCTCCCGAGTTGGACGGCACGCCGAGCAGGGTGGTCAGGTAGACGCCGAACTTTAGAGTCGGGGTGGTGGTGCCGGTGACGGCCACCCCGCCGCCCTCGACCAGGATCGACTTGCCGACCTTGGAGAAGTAGTTATGCGGAAGCTCGGCGGGCTGGACCGTCGCGGACGACGCGCCGCCGCCGCCCAGCTGCGGGCCGCCGGCCGCGGTTCCGGTTGTGGTGGTGCCGGTGACAGCGCCGCCAACGCCGGGCATCGCGTAGAGCAGCTCCGCCGGGGAGTCGCCGAAGAAACTCATGAGCTAACGCCTTCTTCCTGATAATCGCCATTCCGTACCGGTAGCTCACCGACTCCGTATCGGTGTCCCAGTGCAGCCGGTCGAGCAGGCCCTGCACGGTGGCTAGCATCGCCGGGCTCTTGCACGCGCCGTGGTAATCGGGGAACCCTACGAACCAGTCCTCGATCACGTAGTAGCCGCCGGGTGAGACGAGCGGCCACAGCAGTTCGAACGTCGCTGCGGTCAGCGTCCCGTTATGGCTCGCGTCATCTACGATCAGGTCCCACTCGTCCTCGAACTCGTAGAGCTTGTCTGGCAGGGACGGGTCCTCCTGATCGGACAGAATCCGCAGAGTTCCCTCTGGCCAGCGCGCGAGCGGGTCGTTGTCCACCCCGGCCACGGTTCCCTGCGGGAATAGTTCCAGCCAGGTCGACAGCGAACCGCCGGTGTGGACGCCGATCTCCAGCACCCGGGCGGACGGCCCGATCTGGTCGGCGATGTGGTGGTAGGCGGGAATGTACCCCTGGCTCACCTTGTCCGTAGAGTACGCAGGCGACGCCACCGGCGGTCCGGGCGGGGGTAGCGTGCCAACGAAGCGCGCGTAGGATTCGTCACCCTGCGCCAGCTCCTCGCCCATCCGCCATAGCTCACTGGAGACGTGCCTGGCCTGACGGGGATTGCACGCCGGGCCGTTGGGCGCCTCGGTCATGATCACCCGGGCCGGGGCCGACGGGTCGGCGTTCTCGAAGAACATCTCCATCGGAAAGCCGCGCTGCCCGTCGTCGTTCGGGTCCATCGCGTGATAGTCGTGGTGGTGGATGACGTCTCCGTGCACGTGCGGGGTGAGACCGCGGTGCTTCAGCAGCTGCGTGATCCGGCCGTCCAGGTGCCACCAGCAGCCAGCGCCCTTGCATGCCGCGCACAGCTCGAAGCCCTCGGCGATCTCGCGGGCGCCGACCAGCCGCTGGGCCGCGGCGGAGATCTTCGTGCAGCCGAGTCCCACCCGGAGCCTGATCTGCCTACGGAAGATGGGGTAGGCGTAGCAGCACCAGTCCTGGTCGCATTCCTGCAGCGACTCGATCACGCCGTCGGCGATCTCGATGTCCTGCTCGATGATGATCAGGTCGCGCTCGCCGGTCCAGCGTTTCCGGATCTCGCGCCAGTAGCCGAACTTGTCGTCCTCTGCCAGCGGCACCACATCGGCCTGCGGCGCGTACCTCATCAGCGCGTGCATCGCCTCCGGGTACGGCTGCACCGGGCAGCACAGTACCCGGGCCTCGGTCTTCGCGGCGGTCGTCATGTCACACCGAGATGTTGAAGATAGCCGTGACCGCTGCCGACGCCGGGGTGGCCCACAGGATGGTGAAGTTGCCCAAGGTGATTGTGTTGGTGCCGCCGAAGTAGTTGAAGCACATGCCCTGCTTGGAAACCGTGCCGCCGGAGATGGTGTTGTCATAGACCATGCAGCCGTAGAATCCCGTCAGCGTAACAGCGTTGGCCGGGCCGGTCTGCCCGGCGATGGGCGCGGTCACCTGGTAGCAGAGTGAGCTCGAGCCGGAGTCGACCGTCCACGTCTTGGTGGTGCCGACGGAGATACCAGCCGCCGGCCAGTTGCCGCCGGAGCTGATCTCGTTGCCGGTCGTCCAGGTACCGGTGTTGTACCCGGTGCTGCCCACCGCCGCGGTCTTGTCCGGCGCGGTGGTGTTGTTAAAGAGCGCGACGAACACTGAATCGGCCGTCAGCCCTGTGTAGGCAGTCGGGAATCCGGAGGTTGCGGCCACCCCGCGAGCGATCGGGTTCAGCATCGCCTGCTGGAAGATAGCACTGGCAGACCAGGCCATGGCTCAGTCCTTCTTTCCCTGCTCGTGGGACTTGCCCTTGGCGCTGGCTAGTCCAGCCTGGACGATCAGCACTGGAACGGGCTTAGAAGCCTTGCCCTCGCGGATGCGCTTGCGCTGCCTCTTGCCCATAACCTGGGTCCGATCTCGGGCGCGGCCCAGTCGCCCAGTCGCCCTTGCGCAAGACCGGCATTCACGGCCAGGTCAGTGTGACCGTCGGCGTGCTCGGTGATGACGGACATATAGGGGCGGTCGTCGTCGCCGGTTGCCTGGACCTCGCTGCCCAGGTAGTCCTCGCGCAGCTTCGCCGTCACCTTGCAGTCGGTGCCGACGCGGACGAGGGGCGCGCTGAGCTGGTGCAGGCGCGGGCAGTTGTGAAACCTGGTGGCACCTGGGGGCAGCGCGGGAATCGTCTCGGTGCAGTGGCAGCCGTTCGGGCAGTGCCACTCCTCGAACGGGACCTTCAGCAGCGGAACGTCGTACACGGGTCTCCCGGGGAGCGCTTAAAGAACCGTGCCGCTCCCGAGGGCCGGGCATTCTACCGCTTAGTGTAGCCGCTGGTAAGCCACATGAGAATGAGTGGATGCCGCGGCGTGCGCCGCACGAGGACGTGACCCTGGTCGAGGTGCGCGATCTCGTGCGGCGCGAGGCTCACCGGTGGTTCAGCCTCTTCTGAATCGAGTCCAGAGCGGAGACATCGAACGGGCTTGCCTTGACCAGGCCGCCGCCGAGCTGGTCAGCCAGACCGCCCAGGATCTTCGACCACTCGCGCAGGTCGTCCGCGCCCAGCATGACGGTGAGCGTGGTGTTGGCGGAGCGGATGGTCATCACGCCGAACGTGCCGGCGCCCTGGATGTCCACGGTGCCGGTGTCCATCTGGGCGGGAAAGCGCTCCAGCATCGGGTTGCCCGGGTCGATTAGCGGACGCTGCGGTGTGGTCACGGCTTCTGCCACACCCCTCGCCTGGCCTCCCAGTCGTCGAGGACGGGGTACCAGTTCGGGGGCGGGCTCTCCAGGTTGGCGCAGCCGACGACGGCGCCGGGGGCCATCTCCTCCCAGATCTTCGCCTCCAGCCGGAACTGCAGCTCCCGGTCGCGGATCGGCCGGTTGAACCAGATGAGGTCGAACGAGCCGTAGTCCTTGTACTCGAGCGCGTCCTCGCACGTCACGTTCAGACCGTACAACCGGGCCGAGCTAACGTACTCCGGCACGCGGTCGAAGCCCTTCACGTCGAGGCCGAAGATCTCCTGGGCGAGCAGCATCCGGGTGCCCGGCCCGCAGCCGACGTCGAGGAACCGATCGCCCGCCATCTCCGGCATGGCCTCGGCCACCATGGAGACGAACTCGGGCCAGGAGAACGGCATCCACGGTAGGAACCGGTGGTCGTCGCGGCCGACCCTGTTCCTGCCCCACTCCAGGTCCGCCTTCTTCGCCTCGGCGATCGTAGCGCGGATGCGCTCTGATGTGGAGATGTTGATCGCGGTCATACTCCGCCTTCCGGTCCGTTGTCGATCTCGATTCCGCCGTGCTCTTCGTAGTCAAGCACACCCGGCTCGTCTGGCGTCTCGGCGATCTGATCGAGGCGCTCGGGCAGCGGCTCACCCGGCCTGGCCGACGCCCAGTCGATCTTGTCGCCACCGCGCGTCTCCTGCCGCGGCCTGTTCTTCTCCCGGCTCATGGTCAGTCCTCCAGCCATTCGGGGTGGTCCAGCGTCCAGCGTACGGTGCGCTCCAGCGACTCGCGAAAGCGCACCGGCGCCTTCCAGCCCATGTTCCCGATCTTCCGGGAGTCAAGCCCGTAGTGCGGATCGTGCCCGGGGCGCGTCTGATCGGGGCCGACCATCTCGTACCGTAGCGGCTTCCTGGCTACCTCGGCGATCATCTCCGCGAGGGCCAGGTTGTCGATCCGGTCGGGGGACGCGACGTTGAACCGGGCCGGGCGACGCCATGCCGGGAACGCCATCATCATGTTGTTCCGCAGCAGGTACACGATGCCGTCGGCCAGGTTCCGGGAGTGCAGCCAGTGCCGGGTGCCGATGTCGCCGGGCTCCCCGTGGATCGTAACGGTGTCCCCGGACAGCACCTTCCGGATGGTCATCGGGATGAACTTCTCCGGGTCCTGCCTCTCGCCGAACATATTCATCGCGTTGACGATGATCACCGGCACGCCGTAGGTGCGCCACCACGCGACGCACAGCGCCTCCTGCGCGGCCTTGCTCGCGGCGTACGGGTTGGATGGCAGAATCGCGGACCACTCGGGGAACGGCGGGGTGCCGGTCGGCTGCGGCCCGTACACCTCGTCAGTGGACACCCATACCAGGGCCTTCGGCTTCAGCTGGCGGCACAGCTCTAGGGTGGTCAGCGCGATGCTGGTGTTGTTGAGCACGAACGGCACCGGATCGCTGATCGACCGGTTGACGTGGCTGTCGGAGGCGTAGGCCACCACGTAGTCGATAGGCCGCATCTGGCCGATGCCCTGGGTGCTGAACGGGGCGGCCAGGTCGTGCGTGACGACCGACACGCGCTTGCGCCAGGTGTCGGGCTGGGCGTCGAGCACCTCGGCGATGCGGTCGGTCTTGCCCTTGTGCCGGAAGCTGTCGGTGACAACCACGTCCCAGTCGGTCGTGGCCAGGATGTGCTCCAGGCAGTGATGGCCGGCGAAGCCGCCTGCGCCGGTTAGCAGAACTCGCGTCACGATGCTCCGTTCGGATTTCGGATAACGATACTTTATTAGACCGGAACAGGGAAGCGTAAGCCTGCTCCCACAGTTTCCAGTGCTCCTCGATCGTCCAAGCCTTCGCGTCCTGCCTGGCCCGCTCGCCCATCTTCCGGCGCAGGTCGTCGTCAGAGGCCAGCTCCGACATGTAGTAAAGCCACTCGTGGTCCCGCTTAACCAAGAACCCGTTCTCGCCGTGCTTGATGAAGCCGCTGTAAACAGGGTGGTCGCTGGCGATGGACGGGATACCGCGAGCTGCATACTCCAAAACCTTGACGTTGCTCTTGGACGCATTGAAGTTCTTCGGGACGAGCGGGGCGAGGCCGATGTCCCAGTCAATGGTGGAATAGAAGCCGGACGGGTTCTCGTAGGCCGGTACCCAGTCAGTGAAGACGGCGCGGTCGCCCGGAACCTTGAAGGTGGGCCGGAAGTCGGTGCCGCCGATGCGCAGATCCCAGCCGGGGAAGCGCTTCAGGAACCGGCGTACCGGGTGCGCGATGATCCCTACGTCGATCCCGTGGCTGCCGCCGCCCTGCCAGCCGACGGACGGCCGCGCGCCGTGCTCCCACTCGGTCTCCGTCACCCAGGCGGGCACGCAGTTGGGCAGCACAGCCACGTTCTGATTCCCGGTCTCCTCGGCCATCACCTCAGCCAGGTGCGGGGTGGTCACGGTGATCAGGTCAGATACCTCGGCCATGTGGGTAACGGCGTCCTTGATGTCGCCGCGCTGGTAGAGGTGGTACGCCTGCCAGTTCTCCGGCGTGATGCTGAACACGTCGTCGTCGGTCTCGTAGACGAGGCGGCTCGTCGGGGTGCGGGCGCGGCGCCAGGTCTCCAGACCGCGGTGAGTGTTGAACCGCTGCCCGATGATGATGTCGTAGCCCTCCATGTCCCGGAGCGTGACCGGCTTGTTGCCCTCCCCGTCGCCCGCCGACCGGAAGGTCACCTCGTGGCCATGCTTCTCCAGCTGGCGCAGGGGCAGCTCGATCCGGTAGTACATGCAGCCGGAGCCGCCGTCGTGTCCTGCGAAAATCTTCATGTCTTCCCCACGTAGTAGTCGAGTGTGATCTCGGGGACGAAGGCCCACTTTGCGCCCACCCCGAGCCAGCGCCGGACGATGTTCCAGTCCGCGGGCTCATCCGACTCCTGCCAGCGGGCCTTGCCCAGCAGCTCCCGGCGGTGCACGATGAGGGACGTGTCGATCTGAGCGTACGTTGGCGGGGAGATCCCGATCGAGTAGCCGAACGTGCCGTCGCTGCACATCGCTCGACTGTAGGCGAAGTCGGCGTCGGAGTCGAGCAGCGCCCGGACGAGCACGGCGAGGTGGCGGGGACGCCAGGCGTTGTCGTCGTCGAGATAGGCGATCACGTCGCCGTCCGCCAACTGCGTCCCGTAATCCCTGGCTCGCAGTCCCCGGTTGCGCCCCGGCTCGTGCTCGCGCAGCATCACCATCCCGCCGAGCGGGGGCAGGGTCGGGTCGGGGCCGTCGCTGACGATGACATGCTCAACCGAGCCCTGGTACTCCTGCGCCTGCACCGACGGGATGCACCGTTCCAGCAGCAGGCCCCGCCGCTGCCACGTGGGGGTGACCACCGACACGCGGGGCCAGCGCGGCAGGAGAACGGCCAGCAGCCGGGCGAGATAGGAGCCGGCGAAGCGCACCCGGTCGACGGCCCTGAGATTGCGGCAGTCCCGGAGGTGGCCGCACGCCATCTTTTCCTGCGCGTGCGCCATCGCAGTCTGGCGAAGGGTCTCGTGCACGACCTGAATGTGCAACAGGATCTCGGTTGGCTCGATCACTTGACCGCCGCTTTCGCCATCTGCTTGAGCATCGAATCGTGGATGACGTCGATCCTGGACCGCGCCTGAGCGCACGCCAGGGGGTTCGCGGTGACGGTGAGCTGGTTGTCCTGCTTGGTCTCGCCGCTAGAGCTCAGGTTGGTCGAGCCGGTGGCAAGGTAGATGCCATCCACGACGATCACCTTGAGGTGCATGTACGCGTTCTTCTCGCTGTGCCCCCACGCGAGAGAGGTTTCCGGGTAGTTGTTCTTGGCCAGGATCGCCTGCTCGTGCGGGCCAAGGCGCTGCCTGCCGTCGAGGCTCATCTGCACGAACACGCCGGGGGTGTCGATCTTTCTGTGCACCACCTCCGCGAACTCTTCATCGTCATAGGCGAACTCGGCCATCACCAGCGACAGCGAAGCAGAGTTAGCCAGCTCGATGAGCGCCCCGTGCACGTCGTCGACCGGGCTCCAAAACGTGCGCGTGTCCGGCGCCCAGTCGTGCGGCACGCCAGCGGCGATGAACGTGTCGAGCTCGCTCAGGCTATGCAGCATGCGGTCCCTCCCTCACAGAAGGATGATCGAGATCAGCAGCGTGATCCCCCACGTGTTCCACACCGGTCCGAACCACTCCACCTTTGGCGTGTTCTCGATCAGCCACACCAGGAGCCAGAGTAGGATCATGCGGCGTCCTTCCGAAAGCCTGGCGGGAGCACCGGGACGAAACCCCATCCGAGGAATCCCACGCTGCCGGAGATGCCGAACTTGTCGGCGACCGGCGTGACCGCGAAGCCGGGGTGGCCGTTCTCGGCGCACCGGCCGTAGTCGTGAAAGGCCACGAAACCGCCGGGCTTCACGAGCTTGAGGATCAGCTCGAGATCTCGGGATACCGACTCCTCGTCGTGCATCCCGTCGAGGAACGCGCCGTCGAACATCGCGCCCTCCTCCGCCAGCTTCGGCAGCTCGTCCTCGAAGCGGCCGACGCGTGTGGTCACCTTGTCCGTCACGCCGTAGCGGTCCAAGTTCGCGGTGTAGATGCCGAGGCTGTCGCAGTGCCCGGCGTGGTCGTCGCCGCGGTGCCAGTCGACCGAGGTCAGATGCTCCACCACCGAAGCGAGCAGAACGGTGGAGTACCCGTAGTGCGCCCCGCACTCGAGCACGTTCTTGCCGATCGCCAGCGTGGCCAGCGCCAGCGACTCCGGCGGCGTCACCGCCGACGGGATCTCCGGCCAGATGAGATGATCAAGCTCCCCAGGCACTGTGCCCTCCGATCGTCCAGTACGAGATGCCGGGCTCGGCGTGCTCGTGGTAGTAGCGGATATCCTCCGGCAACGCGGCCGGGTCCTCGTACCAGGCCAGGTGGTCGGCCGTGTACGGCGGCCCGGTTCGCGTCCCGCCGATGCTGTGGCAGCCGGCCACGCTCAGCGGCTGGTACAGGGCCAGCGTGGTGTCCACACCCGCATCGTAGACCCCGGGCGCCAACTGACTACGCCAGAACTGCCCCTCCCATTCCAGCACGTGGTCGCGCCGGGGGTAGTGCAGCGGGATGTTGTCGATGCGCAGGCCGAGGCCGACCTTGGCGCGCGGATAGGCATCCAGCACCAAGCCCAGATGGTCAACCCAGCCGGGCGGGCAGCCCTCCGAGGGCACGCAGTCGGGGTCGGTCACGATATACCGGTCGACCGGGCCGCACACCTCGCGGAACGGAGGCCACAGCCACAACCCCCGGGGGTGACCTCCGCCGCGGTACAGTACCTTCACATCGTGCTTCTCCAGATGCCCTAGCCAGCGGACGGCACCAGGGTAAGTACTGCCGTGATCAACGACTACCGGCTCGAGCCCTGCCGCGAACATGGCCGCCATGCATCGCTGAGCATAAGCCACCCGGTCGCGGAAGATAATGAACGCCTTCATTCGATGGCACCCCATATCGCGCGACGTCTGACGTGACGCATCGGCAGAAGCTCCGATATGGCCAACGCCCCCGCTTCCGTATTCTCTGAACTGGCGAAGCCCGCTACAAGGTTGGCTACTGTAGGCTCCCCCAGGCCAATCCAAGTCTCGGCCTGGCCTCGCTCCGCTTCCGTGATCCCATACACAGGGGGCAAACTCCGCAGATAACCCGCTTGAGCCCACCAGAAGTTCCCTGCGAAGTGATTGCCCATCCAGTGGCAGCCGACAACCTGACACGTTGACAGCAACTCAACGCAGTTCCGCCAGCCGATAACCAGGTGCCACAGCATTGACCGACGCCACTGGTCTTCGTTAGGCATGTTCCGCCAGGCTCCCTTGCTGTGCGCATAGAGCACCGCCGCATCATCTGGCCACCCCAGCTCAGCCTGAAGCGCGGTGATGGTCACCTGCTCGAACCCCGTATCTGCCTCCGCAACGACCGGCCATCCCTGCCGGGCAAGCCACTGCTTCGCATTTCCTCGATCCTTACCAACGAGTCCCACTGAGGGGGTGACCGGGAAATTCGCGACTTCGAGCGCCTGCGCGTACTCCAGCGCGATAGGCTCCCAAGCAGCGTCACCATCTATATATAGGTGGTAGAAGTGCTTAATGCTACTCACCCCGATGCACTCGCCACGGTCATCCAGAGGGTGACGTTGAACCCAGCGCAGTTCCCGATGATGTTCGTGGAAGGATCTGTGGCAGAGAAATCCCACTTAGTAGGATCACTGTCAGGTCCCGTAGACGGGCTGAAGAGATTGGGTGGTGGAGCTGATCCGGTACTTATCCCAGATCCCGTTACCACATCGCCTGTAGGGATACTGAGGGTCCAACTGCCCGAGCATGAACCCAGATTATTCTCACTCTGAGTGATGAGCTGGTAGCCCGATACTCCTGATGGCCCCGCAGGTCCAGTTGCTCCCGTAGCTCCTGCCGGTCCGGTAGCCCCTGTAGCTCCAGCCGGACCAGTCGGACCAGCTGGTCCGGTATGGTTCCAGTCGACCTCTGTCTGACCTGATGGACAGTGTCCGTTAGGGAGGGCCGTGTCGATTACACCTAGCGCAGAGCTGTGTCCGTCCGTCTGAGGGTGATAGCAGCCATGTATGGCACCGCCTGAGTCCGGAATTGATGCCATAGCTACTCCTGAACCAGCACCAGCTAGGACTACGACTGCCCCGCCTATCACTACAAGGCGCTTAGAGATCTTCATGATTCCTCCTTGTTTTAGTTACGAACATAGCTTCACCGTCGGCCAGCCGGGGAGCACGTCGCGTACCGTCGGGTTGCACAGCCCGACCCACTCCTCAGCTTGGTGCCGATACTCTGTTTCTGGTGGCGGCAGCCGTCGCAAATAAGACGCCCGCGCGACCCAAAAGTTGCCGCCGAAGAACGGCGACTCCACCACGTAGTCGGGCGGGTTGTGGTGCCTTTCAGGGGTGAGCCAATGGCAGCCCACCGCGTCGGTGCCGTTCCGCTCCAGGAACCCCGCGCAGCTCTCCCAGCCCGACACGACGCGGCGGGTCATCGACCGGCGCCAGCAGGCGTTCCAGTCCGAGTTGTCGCGAGCGCCCTTGGTGTGCGCGTACAGCACGGCGAACTCGCCCGGGGTACCGTGCACGTCGATATGGATCTGCTGCAGAGTGAGCTGCTCCCACCCCTCGCGGGCCTCGATCCACGTGGGCTCGGGCAGGCCGTTAGCGCGCAGGTGCATGCCGATCATCTCGCGGGCCATCGCGCGGTCCTCGTCCCAGCCGACCAGGCCGACAGTGATGCCGCCGTCGAACCCCGCCTTGCCGAGCGCCTCGAAGTGCTCGCGCGCAGGTTCAGACCAGGCTCCCGAGGC